GAGCGCGACGTGGTGAAGGAGTGGGTCCTCGCCAACGTGCCCGAGATGCAACGAGGATACCCATGGCCGAAGACGAACCACTGGGGCCGCAAGTTCAAGAAGCCCGAGTGGGGGGCCTACATCTGCCGCGCGCCCGGTGGGCTCGTGGGGAAGTACGCCGACGGCGACGTGGTGCGCACCAAGGCGTTGTTCACCAAGCTCTGGCCCTCGGTCCAGGCGCGGGGCATGGGCCCGGCGTACGATACCGAGCGCGAACTCATGCCGATCCTCCTGGAGAACGAGCGGGCCGGTGTCCGCCTGGATCTCCCCGCTGCGAAGAAGGCCCACGCCGACCTGAAGCGCGGGATCGAGGTCTGCGACGCTTGGCTGCGCAAGGCGCTCAAGGCCCCGGAGCTGGAGGTCGACAACGACCAGCAACTCGTGGCCGCGCTGGAGAAGGCCGACGCCGTCACCCACTGGACGATGACCAAGCCGACGAAGACGCACCCCGATGGGCAGAAGTCGGTCTCCAAGGACAACCTCCCACCCACATGCTTCCGCGACCAGAAGATTGCCCGCACGCTGGGGTACCGGAACCGGGCGCAGACGCTCATGGCCGTGTTCCTGGAGCACTGGATCGACATGGCCGAGGCCACCGGTGGCCGGATCCACACCAGCTGGAACCAGGTCAAGGGCGCAGGCGCGTTCGGTGATGCTGGCGCTGGCACCGGGCGAATGTCTTCGGCCCCGAACTTCCAGAACATCCCGCAGAAGTGGGAGAAGCCAAAGTCGAAGAGCCCGGACAAGTTCGTCCACCCTACGCACCTCCGTTCGCTCATCCACCTGCCTCTGGCGCGGGCCTTCCTGCTCCCCGACGAGGGAATGGTTTGGCTGAAGCGCGACTATTCCCAACAGGAGTACCGTGCCCTGGGGCACTTCGAGGACGGTTTGCTCGCCAACGAGTACCGCACCAACGAGAAGACGGACATCCACGTGTTCGTCCACGATCAGATTCAAAACATCACCGGCCAAGACCTTCCTCGTGAAACTGTCAAGACGACGGACTTCGGGATGCTGTATGGGATGGGGATCACGAAGCTCGCCCAGAAGCTAGGCATCCCGGTGGAGGAGGCCAAGCGGATCAAGAACGCCTGGAAGAAGGCCCTGCCCGACGTCGTGTCGCTGGACGAGGAGATCAAACACCTGATGAAGATCGGAGGGATCCTGCGCACCTGGGGCGGTCGGGAATACCCGGTCAAGCCGCCGGTGGAGAAGAAGGACGAGGGCCGCTGGCAGACGTTCGAGTACAAGTCGCTCAACGACCTGATCCAGGGTTCGTCGGCCGACTGCACGAAGCGCGCGATGATCGAGTGGGCCAAGAAGAAGGGATCTGCCCGGTTCCTGATCCAGGTCCACGACGAGCTCAACATCTGCGCACCGGCGAAGGACGCCGCGCGCGAGATGAACATCCTGCGGGAAGCGATGGACTCCGTGGGGATCAAGTTCGGGGAGGAGCCTTCCGACGATGGGCGGTTCCGGGTCCCGATGTCTTCCGAAGGCGCCAAGAGCGAAACCAACTGGGCGGAAATCGAAAAATGGGAACCATGAAAGAGCCGAAATTCAACCCCTCCGCGCTCCTTAAGGCCGAGGCCAAGAAGTTCGCCACCCTTGACAAGCCCCCGGCCCTGAAGGTCGTGCCGAAGCGGGAGCCGGTGCGCGCGGTGAAGCGGGGAGCGCCCACGCCCCAAAGCTCTCTGGCCGATGTGGTCGTGGAGATGAACTTCTCCCGGCTGAAGTCCTGGAGCCTCTCCGCCTACAAGGACTACAAGAAGTGCCCCCGGGCGCTGGCGCTCAAGCGCATCGCCAAGATCAAGGAACCCGACTCCCCGGCGATGGCCCGCGGCACGTTCGCCCACTCCGTCTGCGAGAAGTTCGTGAAGAAGGAGATCTCCTGGGAGACCGCCGTCGCCGAGGCCAAGAAGGCCGGGGACAAGACCCTCTACGGCAAGAAGGCCAATCCCATCGACCTCGAACCCTTGAAGGAGTACCTCCACGCCGCCCAAAAGAAGCAGGTCGTGGTGGAGGGCGACTGGGCGTTCGTGGAGAACTGGGACGACGGCGACTGGTTCAAGAACGCATGGCTGCGGATGAAGCTGGACGTGGGCCTGCGGGTGAAGGCGGGCGTCTACGAGGTCACCGACTGGAAGACCGGTCGGATCTACGACGACCACAAGGAAGAGGAGGACCTCTACGTCCTGGCCATGTTCCTCAAGTTCCCGGACGCCCGCGAGGTCCGCGCCGTGTTCGGGTACCTGGACCAGGGAAAGATCGAGACCTCGGGCAGGGTGTACCGCCGCGAGGAGATGGGCGCGCTGGCCGATCGGTGGGAGAAGAAGGTGAAGCCCATGATGAGTGACACCACGTTCCCATGCAAGCCGAATCCGTTCTGCCAGTGGTGTTTTTTCCGTGCGGCGAACGCCGCGAATTTGCCAGGGGGGAAGAAGCTATGCCGTTTCTAAGATTCATCGGATGTATGGGGCTTCTCGGCCTCGCGGTAGGGGTTATCATCACCGTTTTCGGGACCGGCCTTCTACTGGTCCCCATGCTGCTCTGCTGGGTGTTCGGGGTTCGGCTATGAGCGGCGCGTGGAAGTCCATCTCAGTGGATCAGCTTGAGAAGCACTTCGTCGACGGGATGTCCTTCGCCATCATGCGGGGCCAGGTCGAGTGCGGCGAAATACGCTTGGAGGACACCCCGAAGGAGTTCCAGAAGACCCTCCGCGAAGACGAGCGGCAGGCCCACAGCAAGTGGGAGCGCGAGAAGCTGGTGCGCGAAACTCCGATGGCTCCGTGCCCGTTCTGCGGAGGCCCTGCCGAGGCGTGGGCGGAGTCCGGGCCGATGGAGATGGGCGGAAGCTCCACCAAGCACCACGTTGGGTGTCGGTCCTGCGGGGCGGGCGTGCGCACGGAGGATCCTCTGCGGTCGCGGCAGGGTTGGAACCGGAGGGTCGAACGATGAGCGCCGGCGAAGATCTGAAGAACTCCTGGCTGATCGCGGCGCACGCCCTCCACGAGGCGGAACTCGTGGTGGGCCTGCGGAAAAAGGACGCCGAAAAAGCCTTCGCAGCGTACCGAGAAACCCTGGGCGTGGTCTACGTCTGCGCCACGGCCCTGCTTGCCACCGGCGAAAAGCTCTCCTTCACGATGCATACCTTGTACGAAAGCCCCCGCACCCTGGAGAATCTGCGAAGCCTGACCGTCAGCGCAGTGCGTGCCAAAGGGGTGTGTCTGTGGATCCAGGTGGAGCACTCCATCGCGGCTACTGAGTGGGACGCCGTCCGAAAGCTCGGGGTTGGCGAATGAGACACCTCCTCGAATCCGCACACCAGCGGAAGGTCGTCAACTTCGCCCGTGGGCTCGGGATCCAGGTCACCAAGCTGAACCCCATGGGGCAGAACGGCTGGCCGGATCTTCTGGTCGCCATCCCCGGTGGGAAGGCGTTGTTCATCGAGATGAAACAGCCGGGCAAGGAGCCCACGAAACTTCAACTGCACATCCACGCGATGCTGCGAGATCAGGGGTACGACTGTGCCACAGCCCAAAGCCACGAAGAAGGCAAAGCCCTCGTTTCTGACCGCCTTCGAGAACTCGTCCGCACCGGTCGAGGCGGGATCCTCACGGAAGCGGCGCGGCAGCACGCCGGAAGTTGCGGTGAAGGCGCAGAGTTGGAAGTGCCACGACTACCAAAGGAAGGCTGCCCAGTTCCTCGTGGATCGCGCGGCGGCAGGTCTGTTCCTGGACCCGGGCCTGGGGAAGACGTCCTCCACCCTGGCCGCCCTGGTGAAGCTCAAGGAGAAGGGCTTGTTCCGCCACGCGCTGATCCTCGCCCCGCTGCGCGTCGCACGAAACGTGTGGCCGGCGGAGGTCAAGAAGTGGAAGGAGTTCTCCCACCTGCGGGTCGTGGTGCTCCACGGCCCGAAGAAGGATGATCTTCTCAAGGAAGAGGCCGACATCTATGTGATGAACTACGAGGGCCTGGATTGGCTCTTGGGTGCGACGCAGAAGCGCGATTGGACCGGGAAGACGAAAACTGTCTACACCCACGAGAACTTCAACAAGATCTCGCCGGAGATCCTTATTTGCGACGAAGTCTCGAAGTGCAAGTCCACCGCGACAAGTCGCTTCAAGGCCTTGCGCACCGTTCTTCCGAAATTTTCTCGCCGGTGGATCCTCACCGGCTCGCCTGCGCCCAACGGGATGCTCGACCTCTTCGGACAGGTTTTCGTCCTGGACCTGGGCAAGGCCCTGGGCCAGTTCATCACCCGCTACAAGCTCGACTACTTCATTCCACTGGATCGCAACGGCTGGAAGTGGCAGATCAAGAAGGGTGCGGAGGAGACCATCTACGAGAAGCTCCGGCCCTACGTCCTGCGGCTGGCCGCCGAGGACTACTTGGAACTTCCGGAACTGATCGAGAACAACATCGTGGTGGACCTCCCCCCGAAGGCCCGGAGGGTCTACGAGGAGTTGGAGGACGAGTTCCTCTCCGAGCTGGACGACGGGATGAAGTTGCTCGCGCCGTCGGCCGCCGCCGTGCGGATTCGTATTTCGCAAATCGCGAACGGGGCATGCTACGACGACCGCGGCGAGAAGACCTGGACCCACTTCCACGACGAGAAGACGGACGCCCTGGTGGACCTCGTGGACGAGTTGCAAGGTTCGCCACTTCTGGTGGCCTATGCCTTCCGGCACGACCAGGAGAGGATCCTGAAGGCATTGGGGAAAGACACCCCGTTCCTCGGCCAGGGTGTGTCGCCCGCACGGGAGGCGGAGATCATCCGCGACTGGAACCTGGGGAAGATCCCGGTGCTCCTGGGCCATCCCGCCTCGATGGGGCACGGGCTCAACCTCCAGGGCGCGGGGAATCACGTCTGTTGGTACGGCCTCACCTACGACTTCGAGCTGTACGACCAGTTCAACCGGCGTGTCCTCCGACAGGGGAACACACACAAGCACGTCACGGTCCACCACATCGTTGCCAGGGACACGGTGGACGAGGTGATCCTCCGCGCACTACGGCGGAAAGAGAAAAGCCAAGGGGCGCTCCTGGATGCGCTCAAGAACTACAAGAAGGAGAAGCAAAAGTGACCAACCGCATCATGCTCGATCTGGAGACCCTGGGCACCAAGCCCGGCTCCGTCATCCTCGCCATCGGGGCCGTCCGTTTCGACGAGACGGGGATCCTGGGCGAGGGCTTCTACACGAACGTCAACCCGGAGTCCGCCGTCGAGGCGGGGCTCACGATCGACGTCTCCACGATCATGTGGTGGCTCCAGCAATCCGACGAGGCCCGCAAGGGTCTGGTCGCCGGCGAGGCGATGCTCCTGCCCCAGGCGCTCCATGCGTTCGGGCGTTGGGCGCTGGCCCCGGGCGGCGTGGTGAACTCCCACGAGGACATCGTGCAGGTGGAAGAGTTGTGGGGGAACGGGTCGGACTTCGACAACGTCCTTCTGGCCCACGCATTCACCGCCGCAGGCCTTCCCCAGCCGTGGAGCCACCGTGCGAACCGGGACTACCGGACCCTGTGGGCGCTGGCCCCGGACGTTCCGTACGTGAAGCCGGTGATCGCCCACAACGCGCTGGAGGACGCCAAGGCGCAGGCGATTCACGCGATCGAGATCCTGAAGGTGCTCAAGGGCGGCGCGACGGAGTTGCCTGTGGAAGGTGCAGCCCCTTCGGCAGGAGAGATCTCATGAAGTGGCTTAAGCCCGCCAGACAGTTCAGCATCAAAATAGAAGCGGAAGACGTGTGCTTCCACATAGAGGGCGCGAACGCCGAAGAGACCTACACCCTGTGGCAGAGGGTCCGTCGGGCTATCGCTCACAACGACTACGGGAAGCCGCAGGGCTGACCTCCACAGAAGAAACCCGCAAAACCCACTTGACAGTTATCAAGCAGGCAAGATATATTCAGTACTCAACAAGGTGAAGTCGGCGAGGTGCCGTAGCTTCGCCGACGAAACCAAGATCAGGGAGATCTCAAATGTCCGAAACCGCCACCATCGTCAAAGCCAAGGGCGGACGCCCTTCCGAGTACGCCGGCAAGTCCATCGCCGTCGTCGCCACGAAGGAAGTCATCAAGGGCTACAAGTCCAAGTCGCCCGGCGTGACCGCCGCGATCAAGGCGATCCTCGCCACCAAGAACTCCACCAAGGTCGCCGCTGCGATCAAGGGCGGAACCTCCGTCACGGAGGCTCTCGTGGCCGACGTGAAGAAGGCCCCCAAAGTCGAGGTGCTCCTGGGCGTCGACGTGTACTTCATCGAGAAGGACGGCACGCAGGACTTGGTGAAGATCGGGACCGCCCACATCCGCCGGGCCATCGCCGAGAACTTGATCGTCGTGGCGTGAGTCCGGCACCCCTCCGGTCGGGAGAACGGAGGGGTTTTGAATGGTGAGATACAAGTGCCGTAACCGCGTCACGAGTAGGCCGAACCCCGGAAGGGTCTAGGCCAAAAACTGACCGCTAACCGGCTGGAAACGTTCGCCAGATTGCTCCGCCTCGGCTCAGGCGGTATGGACCGTAGAAGTCGCCGGATTTAAGGCACCCTGGAAAGACGGGGCGATTCTCCAAAGGGGTACACCGGAAACGGACCTGCTGGAGGCGGTTTGGGCAGTAGCTCCAGCGGTAGAGCACCTGAAGTACGGTCGCCGGAAGCGGTTGCAAGAATTCAGGAGGTGCATGGTTCGAATCCTTGATGCCCATTTGCAAGAACCCTTCAACCAAAGGAACCCAACCATGAAGAAAACCATCCTCACCCTGGCGCTCGTCGCCTCCGCGGTGCTCGCAGGGGCCGACTCCTCTGGCGTCGCCAAGGCCCTCACCCGCTTCCGTGCGGATACGGCGCTGGCGAACAACCTCTGGCGGCAGGCGGCCCACCAGGACAGCGCGGCGTTCCAGGGCCGTGTCCAGGCGCAGACCATCTACCAACTCGCGGTCCAGCACCTTTCCGAGGACACCACGAAGGCGGTGAAGAAGTGAGCAACATCGAAACCACCCTGGCCGAGCGCGGCGCGCGCTACGGAGAGTTCCTCGGTCACGCGGCCATCACCCAGGCCCTGAAGTCCGTCATGCGGGGGACCCTCCTGGAGGACCTGGGCGACGAGAAGTTCGTGGCCGACCTGGAGGCCGCGCTCGCGCCGGTGAAGGCCAAGTGGCCCACCCTGCGCTGCGACGTGCGGGAAGGCTGGGAGATGGTCGCCCACAAGCTGGGGCGGTCGTTGAACGGGGATGCGGAGTGGGCAGAAAATGCCCATGATGGCGCGGGCTACTTAACCTTGGTTGTTAAGCGTCAGGTGGAGGGCCAGGCTCCGAAGAAGCCCGCGATCCTGACCACGGCGACACGGACCACCGGCGGGAAGCGGCAGTGACCAAGAGCGAGAACAAAGCTCCCCGGCGTGACCGCACGCTGGAGGAGCTTCGCCGCATCGCCAAGATGCAGGCGCAGCAACTCGTCAGCCCGCCGCCGAAGCTACGTTTTCGCGACGCGATCCAGCAGCTCGCGGCGGGGGATGAAGCATGAGCGGAGCGTTGACGATCGTCTCGGGGAGGCTGGATGCTGAAGACTTCGGAGCCATCGTGACCGCAGGCTTCCAGCCGGTGTTCCTCCCCCTGGAGGAGTACGGCCCATACGAGGCGTTCATCCGGAGATCCGAGGCCCTGCGCGAGCACGCCCGCGGCACGCACGACACCGTCCTGGTGGACCGTGGGTTCCTGCTCTCCGGCACGCAGTCCCGGATGCTGGAGCGCATCGCCCGCGGCCTCTCCGCCACGATCCTCGGGGCACCGTGGCACGGGATCAACCCACAGATCTTCCCGGCGAACCCAGGGCCGGGGATCGGGAACTGGGAGGCCAAGATCCTTCTGGTTGGCTCCGGCCCGGCGCAGGGTGGCCAGCCCCCGTTCTGGCCGTACATCTCGTCGCGCCCCGACGGCCCGGCCACGTGGCTCACGGAGCAACTGGAGCTTGGTGGCGTGCGGGAGCAGGACGTCTACTGGGTGAACGCCCAGACCGTCGCGGACGGCATGCTGGTGGACGAGTTCTCCGACGTGCTCCGCTCCCGCCCGTGGGACGCTGTGTTCGCCCTGGGCGAGGACGCCTACGGCTGGGCGATGCGCGAAGGGTTCGCGAGCGTCTCGCTGGAACACTACCCGACTTGGTGGTGGAACTACCGTCCGGGGAAGGACTACCCGGCGGTGCGGGGGATCTGGCAAGCGATAGCTGGGCCAGGGCACTAAGTTTCTGAGTTTTCGCTTGGCACGATCTTTTCCCAAGCAACACCACGCCCGGCGTATTTGGTCGGAACTATATTGCTGACTTCACTGGAGGATTTTCAACCATGAGCACCCACGAACAGAACGTCTTCGTCAACATCGGGGACCACCGGCAGGCCATCGACGCTTGGATCGCGTCGCAAGGGCTTTGCCAGTCGGACGTCCCGGCCCTGCGCGCCGCCGCCAAGAAGTTCGTGAAGCTCACGGAGGCCGAGGCCGCGTTGCCGCCCGAGCGCCGTGAGCGTCTCCAGGAGAGCCGCCGCACGGAATCCGCCCGGGTGCTCGCCGCGATCAACGGGATCTACCCCCACCTCAAGCCCAGGCGTACGCTGACCTCCGCAGTCTCGGAGGCTTTGCGAAAGCACCTGGAGGGCGTCCGAAACGAGCCGGACGTGCGCACCACGTTCCAGGAACTGCAGCCGAGCACATCCGCCCTGGCCCGGTGAGATGCCCAAAAAGTCCGTCAAGGCAAAGGTGCCCACGGCACCCCCGCCGAAGGCCCCACCGGCTGAGACGAAGTTGAGCGAGAAGCTCCTGGAGAAGTTCCACGAGAAGCTCCAGGAGTCCATGCTCGACGATCCCGAGATCATCGACGACCACCACTTCGCGCCCACGGATGCCGCCGGGGCGAAGTCTCTTGGGCTGTACGTCGCCAAGGCTGGTTTCAAGATTCCCTACTTCACGCCGTCTGGCGAAGAAACTGGGTTTTTTCGTTTTCGCTATCTAGAGGATACAAGGTCGGGCTTCGAAAAGCAAACGGGAACCAAGCCGCAACGCTACGGACAGCTCGGCGGGACGCTGAACGAGGCCTACTTCTCGCCAAGCCTCCACTGGGAAGAAGCCCTCCAAGACTCTGCGATCGACATCTGGATCACCGAGGGCGAGCTCAAGGCCGCGTGCGCCACCACCCAGGGGATCCCGTGCATCGGGCTGGGTGGGGTCTGGTGCTTCAAGAGCACCAAGCGGGTGATGCACCTGATCCCCTCGCTCGAGCAGATCAACTGGGTCGGACGCAGGGTCTACATCTGCTACGACTCCGACGCCTCCTCGAACCCCGACGTGATGGCCGCCGAGGTCTGCCTCGCCAAGGAACTCACCCGCCTCTCCGCCTTCCCCACCATCGTGCGCCTGCCGGCCAAGATCGACGGACACAAGAACGGCCTGGACGACTACCTCGTGGAGCGCGGGGTCGCGGGCCTGGAGCAGTGCCGCAAGGAAGCCGTCCCGTTCGCGGACGCCCAGGTGCTCCACCGGCTGAACGAGGAGGTCGTCTACGTTCGCGACCCTGGCTTCGTGGTCCGTCGCTCCGACTTCCAAAAGCTCGCCCCCACCGCGTTCGTCTCCCACGCCTACTCCGATCGCCACATCACGGCCCTGACGGAGAAGGGCACCCTGACACGGAAGTCCGCCGCGGACGCCTGGCTCAAGTGGCTCGGCCGTGCGGCGACGCAGTGCTTCACCTACGCCCCTGGCCAGCCCGAGGCCGCGGTCACCTCCGACGGGAAGCCTGCCCTCAACGCCTGGCGTGGGTGGGGGTGTGCCTCGGTGGAGGGCGACGTGACCCCGTGGCTGAACCTCATGGACTTCATGTTCGAAGGGTTCCCAGAGTCGCGCACATGGTTCGAGCGGTGGCTCGCCTACCCCATCCAGTTCCCCGGCGCCAAGCTCGCCACCGCGGTGATTCTGTGGGGCCGCACCGGCGGCACGGGAAAGTCGTTCATCGGCGAGACCATGCAACGGATCTACGGCTCGAACTACGACAAGATCGGGAACACCCAGCTCGCGGGGGCGTTCAACGGCTGGGCCGAGAACAAGCAGTTCATCATGGGGGAGGAGATCTCCGGGATGGACAAGCGGGGTATGATGGACCGGCTGAAGGAAATGATTACCGAGGAGCGGGTCCAGCTCAACATCAAATACCTCCCCGGCTACTCGATCCCGTCCCACGTCAACTACTACCTCGTCTCGAACCATCCTGACGCGCTCCAGCTGGACGAGACCGATCGCCGATGCTTCGTCCACGAGACCCCGGCCACGCCGCTGTCCGACGAGTTCTACCTCTCCTACCGCCACTGGCTCAAAGAGTCAGACGGCAAGGGCCCGGCCGCATTGCGCTACTACTTCGAGCACCTGGACCTCGGCGACTTCAACCCCCAGGCCCGCGCGCTGAAGACCGCCGCGAAGACGGAGATGGTTTCCGACGCCATGAGCGAGCTGGAGCGTTGGCTCCACGACCTGCGCCGTGACCCGGACACCGTCCTGCGGGTGGGATCCACCGTGGTGAAGCATCGGTTCTGGACGGCCAACGCGCTGCTCGAGATGTTCGACCCCGATGGCCGGAAGAAGACATCCTCCGGCGGGATCATCCGGGCGCTCAAGCGTTCGGGAAGCGTGCCCGTCGGGATCTTCACCACGAAAGACGGAGTCAACCCGCTGTGGGACATGCGCCCAGGCGCGACGGTGGCGGACCCCGCGAAGGCCTACGACGCGGAGCGTGGGTTCCTACGGCCTTCCGAGCCAGTTGTGCGTGCTGTGAAATCTTCAACCAAAGGAAAAGCGAAGTGAGATACCTGTCGTTGTTCAGCGGGATCGAGGCGGCAAGCGTCGCCTGGGGTCCGCTGGGCTGGAAGTGCGCCGCCGTGGCGGAGATCGA